TAGTTCGCCTGGCTCAAAGTTACACGTTGCTGGCGGCGCAACAGTTGTAAGTATCGGATCAAATGATGCTGGCGATACTGGTGCGGCTATCTTTTATGGAACAGGCACAAAATATAACTGGAAAATAGGCGCTCAACAAAATGTAGATAATGCATTTGAGATCACGCCATCTACCGCTGCAGGGGGGACAACGTTCACAACACCTTCGTTGGTAATCAACTCCGCAGGCAACGTAGGGATTGGCACTACTGCGCCAGGTCAATTACTTGAAATTCATGGCGCAAGTAATCCGGCTGCGCTTGTCAAAAATACAACAAGCAACGTACAGGCTTACTTTTATGCAAGTAGTACTGCTGGTATTTTTGGAACGCCTACGGTGCATCCTCTTGTTTTTAACGTTGAGAACTTAGAAAAAGCGCGTATTGATACATCAGGAAGGTTGCTGGTTGGTACGTCTACTGCTGTTGGCTCCAGTAATGCAGTTGTCATCAAAGGTACATCCGGTGTTTCTAATGCTTCGATTTATCTAGGCAACACGGCAAATGCTTCAACGCTTATTGCTGGAAATACCCTTGGCTTTATTGAGTACGGCTCTGCCGATGGCGGCATTGGAGCACAAGTGCTTGCAGCAGCGGATGGAACTTGGTCGTCTACTTCTGACTGCCCAACAAGACTAGTGTTCTCCACTACTGCGGATGGGGCGAGTTCTCCGACGGAGCGGATGAGGATTGATAATGCTGGACAATTTGTATTTAATTCTGCCACTTATGGACTTCGTGCCCAGACGGGTTCCGCTGCTGGTACAACAATTCAGATCTTTAGTGGATTTTACAGTGCGTCTACCCCAGGAACAGGGACTGCGTGTATTTACATACATTCCAACGGCAACGTCGAAAATACTAACAACAGCTACGGTGCCATCTCCGACATCAAGCTGAAGGAGAACATTGTCGATGCTGGCTCCCAGTGGGATGATCTAAAGGCTCTCCAGGTCCGGAAGTACAACTTCAAGGAAGGTCAGACCCACACCCAAATCGGCCTTGTCGCCCAAGAAGTTGAACTTGTCTCCCCTGGTCTCGTCAGCGAATCCCCTGACCGCGACGAAGAAGGCAACGACCTTGGCACCGTCACCAAGAGCGTCAACTACTCGGTGCTCTACATGAAGGCAGTCAAGGCGCTTCAGGAAGCGATGGAGCGCATCGAGGTTCTTGAACAGCGCCTGAACGACGCTGGTATTAACTGAGCCATCGGTCCAAGTCCCCTTCTCTCGTCTGCCTGGCTCGGTATCAACAACTGAGCCATCGCAGTCTTTGACGTTACTCGCCTTCGCTACTACACTATCCCCATGCCTGCCACACCATCTGTGACCACCTTTACTTGGGCGATCGCCAACCTTGAACGCGAGACCGAAGACGGTTTTGTGATGACGGCTCATTATGTCGTGGACGCCAACGATGGCACGTATTCCAGTGGAGCGTATGGGTCCGTAGGGTTCCAGCGCCCTAACAACCTGATCCCCTTCGCTGATCTCACCGAAGAACTGGTGGTCGACTGGGTTAAGGAAGCACTCGGTGGCGACGACAAGGTTGCCGAGATCGAAGCTGCCCTGCAAGCTCAACTTGACGAGCAACGCAACCCCACTAAAGCCGCTGGCGTGCCCTGGGGCTGACGCTACGATAGTAGTAACGAGCCAAGGCAATGTCAGTGCAGCCCGGCATATACAACATCCCGTTGCAGCGCCGGGCTGACTACAGCGTTACGCTGCAATTCAAAGACGCATCGTCGACGCCGATTAATCTGACCAGTTGGACTGTTGCCGCGCAAGTTTGGAATAAAGCCCGCACCACTAAATATGCTGACTTTGCCATCACATACACCAACCGCAGCACTGGGACGGTTGCAATTGCGTTGACGGATGAGCAGACTGCTACGTTTCCAGATGAGGCATATTACGATGTGCTTTTGACCAATCCATCTGGCCTTAAAGAGTATTACCTTGAAGGGTTGGTGTTTGTCAGCGAGGGCTACACAGCATGACATCCGTCAATGTCACAACTGATGTCAATACCGTCACTGTGTTGGACGATGGGGCGACAGTCATCGTGACAACTGGCAGCGTCAGCAAAGACACGTTTGATGCGCTTGAAGCGCGGGTGGCCGCACTTGAAGCCCTTGACATTATGCTGCTGGAAGGCTAATGGCTGTCAAAGCTAAAACCGGCGCTGCTCGTATAGAGCACAGTCCAAGCCCGCCAAAATCAACTCGCCAAGGCAATGGCGCGCGAAGCAAGCCTAGCCATGGCCGCAAATTATTGCGCGGTCAAGGCAAAGGTTAAACTGACACCATGATCGAGGTCATCGCTGCGATTGCTGGAGCTTCGATCTCCGTCGCCGCAATGGGCGCAATGGGCTTTAGCCGCCGCAATGACGAAGCGCGGGATGCCGTCATTCGCTTGACCAGCGCCGTGGAGCATATAGCCACTCAGCTAGAGGTGCTGCACACCGACATCAAAGAAGATAGAAAAGAGACATTTACGCGATTGAATACCGTAGAACAAAGAGTATCTAAGCTGGAAGCAATACCGCCATCCCGTTGACCATGGATCGACTCGCTGATTACATCGCTTTAGCTGTCGCCATTCATGGCGTCGCGTTGATTGTGGTCAACATGACACCTACTCCAAAAGATGACGCAGCTCTGACTGCTGCGTCAAAAGCAGTTGTCAAGATTTATAGGGCGATTGAAATTCTTGCTGGCGTGATCACTCCGTTTGTCAAGCGATGATCAAGCTATCTGACCTATTCAAGTACTACAAACACGGCACGCCACATCAGATGGCGGCCATCTCTGAATTAGAAGCTGAGTTATTAAAGGTTGCGCCGCATATCTTTAATAGAGACCAGCAATGGTACAAAACTTGGCAGGCAGGCGGCAAGCTGCATAATTATGACGCAGCGGTAAAACTCATTAAAGAGTTCGAGGGTGTACATCTCAGCGCGTACCCTGATCCGCTGCATGGTTGGGATGTGGCAACAATTGGCTATGGCACCACGCGTTACCCAGATAGCCGTAAGGTGCAGCGCGGTGACAAGATCACCGTGATTGATGCCGATCAGCTACTAGCGCTTGAAGTGGAGCGCATCGCCGCAAAGCTGCGCAACAGCGTGCCGTTTTGGAATGAGATGACGGGCAACAAGCAATGCGCGCTGATCTCGTTTGCCTACAACCTTGGCGCCGGCTTCTGCGGCAGCACTGGCTTTGAGACCATCAGCAAATGCCTTGCCGGCAAGGACTGGCAGGCAGTGCCAGCGGCAATGGAGCTATATCGCAACCCAGGCAGTGCCGTAGAGGCAGGCTTGCTGCGTCGTCGCCGCGCAGAAGGTCGCCTATGGTCCGGTGAGCAGCAGCAAGATCCAGCCAAGCTGTCGCCCAATAGTGCATTTACAGCTCGCATCACACCGCACGTGCAGCTTGGTGAGTTTGCGCTATTTCAAGAAGCACGGCGATTTGACCATCAATATCAAGTTGACACCGCAGCCGAGCTAGCGGCATTCATTGAGCGTGCACGCGTCAAGTTTGGCGGCAAGCCTGTGGTCATCACCAGCGGCTATCGACCGCGTGCCATCAATGCAGCGGTAGGCGGATCCAGCGGGAGTGAGCACCTATACGATGCGCCCAATGTCGGCGCTGTTGATTTTTACATCCGCGAGGTCAATATCAACCACGTGCAGGATTGGTGCGATGCAAATTGGCCCTACTCACTCGGCTACGGCGCACCTAAGGGATTTGTGCATTTAGGAATGCGTCGCGGCAAGCCACGCGTGCGTTGGGATTATTAAGCTGGTGCAGCTGACTCCACTGCGTGGATCACTGCATTGATGGCGCAAACCTCATCCCAAAACGCAGTGCAAAACATAGATTTAGGCAACAAATCTTTGAGGCATGGCAGCATCAATGTGCTTACTGCGGAGATGCAGCTGACACGTTAGATCACGTCAAGCCGCGCCATAAAGGTGGCGCTACTGTGACGAGTAACCTTGTGCCAGCTTGCAGGTCATGTAATCGAAAGAAGGGCAGCGAAGAATGGCAGCAGTGGTTCAATCAGCAGGATTCCTATCTACTAGATCGTGAGCTTGCTGTGCTGCATTGGATTCAAGCATCTGATGGTAAAACACCTTAGCCTGCCATTCTTGCTGGTGATCTTTACACATTCCCGCTAGGCAAACCCTCCAAGTATTTCCGATTTTTTTTATGGTCGGTCCCAAGAGGTGTGCCTGCCAAGGGATTGCCTATCAGCATACGAAGGCGGTTGACGCCGCGCTTTTGCAGGTCGCACATGCGGCCACGTGAAATGCCTAGGCGCTTTTCTAGATCATTCCATGGAACGGGGCTACGGCTATTGCGGGCATATATAATTTCGCGGGTGCGTTCGTCAAGATACTCTTCGCAATAATCACGCACGATCTCAAGCTGCCAGTCGTATTCAACGTCGTATTGCTTCTCATCTGCGATTAGATCCAGTACGCATGACGAATCTTCTTGTGACTGCTTATCAAGACTAGTGACGCGATATGCCTGCTTCAACGTGTCAGAAATCACCTGCGGCGTTACTTCAAGCACTGCTGCAAGTTCTGCCATGCTTGCAGTGCGGCCATGCTCCTGCGCAAAAGCCTGCGCGGTCTTGTTGAGCTTGGTCAGCATCTCATGCACGCCAAGCGGCAGACGAATAATCGGGTCATATTGCACCAATGCGCGACCGATTGCTTGGCGAATCCACCAGTAGGCATAGGTACTGAACTTGTAGCCGCGGCTGTAATCAAACAGCTCTACCGCACGTGCAAGACCAATGTTGCCCTCTTGGATCAGATCAAGCATCTCCAGCGTTTGGTTGTTGCGTTTGCTGTACTTACGCGCTACATGCACCACAAGCTGCAGGTTGGACTGCATAAACCGCTGGCGAGCACGTTCACCACTGCGCAATTCACGACGCTCTTGTGTTGTTAAAGGTCTTTCAAGATCCTTTAATTCTTTCCATTTTGCGACGCGGCGGCCAAGTTGTATCTCTTGTTGCGGTGTTAAAAGTGGATACCGCGCGATACTGTTCAAGTAGTCACCAATAGCGTCAGACATGGAGAATCCGTTAGTACATACAATGGAAGCACAATTCCACGGTGCTGCCAATGCTGCGCAGCTACGTGCGTTACATGCTGCAGCAGATTGGAGTGGACTGCTGGAATATGCATTGTTGATAGCCGAGCAAGAAGCCAGCCAGCGGTCTCAAATCCACTGGCTTGCGCAAGAAGCGTCGGCAGCGTTGAGGACTGGTCTAGAGCAGTGGCACCTAGATGCCGCTGAAGAACTGCTTCGAGGCCGTCGTCGTGATGTCTGAGTTGTAATGGCCTGTGACGCTGTAGCTGGTCACTGGCTGCTGGCTCATGCGGAAGAACACCATCTGCCCGATCTTCAAGCCCGGCCACAGCGGCAGCGGCAGGATCTGACGTGAGTTCTTCAGCTCTAGGGTCAGCACGCTGCCATGCCAACCAGGATCTGCGTAGCCGGCGTGCAGGTTTTCGTAGCCTTCCCGTGCGCGGCTGGACTTGAGGAAAAACAAGCCGGCAATGTTCTCCGGCATGTTGAACACCTCAATCGTCTGCGCAAGGATGAATTGCCCAGGCTTCAGCTCGTAGGGATTCTCCGCCGTGCGTCCTGCAATGCTGAGCGGCCGCATGTTTAGGTTTTCGGCAGACTCGATCATGATCGTGTCACCAAGCCGCAGGTCAAGGCTGGCAGGGTTGACCAATGCCTCCTCATAGTTAGGCACCATGCCATCGGTGCACAGCGCTTTGATCTCGTAGTCGCAAAGGATGGTCATTAATTGTTAAAGTAATGGTCTAGTTTTTTAGGAAACTAGGCGGTAGCGCTGCGCCCGGCAGCGTTGAGGTCGGCACCGCGTGAGGACCGGCCACCGGGCACTCCTAATCCAGCCAGCTCCATGCAATGCGTTGGCAGATGCGCCATGCGTGTTTCTTGTCGATGCCGTAGCGCTCTGCTAGTTGGCTGTAGCTGCTACCTGCAACACGCAACTGACGCAGCTCGCGCACGTGGTCTTCTGTAAGAAACGCGGCGTAGTTTGCCTCGCCGCGCTTGCACGGATTACTCATCTACGTGCAGCAGCAACCTGCGCATGTACCAGTCGGCTTTGCCGTAATCCTGATCGGCATTGTCCTTGTGCTCGGCACGCCACAGGTATTTGATGACATTGCCTTTGCAGTAAGCGCGGAAGCCATCGTCACCAAGCGCTGCCTTGATGGCTTGGATGCACTCAATGTCGCCGTGCTTGTAATGTGGCGGATGGTTGACAAGATCACTCATCACCTAACGCCTCTGCCATGTCGCGTTTGATCAACTCAGCAATGCGCTGTTGATACAAGCCGGTGTAGGTGCAGCATGCCCGGCCGCTTTGTTCGTACAACCACTGCAGGTAGTCATCACGGCGCTGCTCAGTTTTGTGGTTGATCATCTTGCATTAGCTCCAAGAGTTCAAGAATATGCGCGGCAAATGCCACGTGTGTCATCACTGCATGGGTGCCGGGAGGGCGCCCGTAGGACGCCTCCCACCACTCCTTGAATGCAATATCAAGTGTGGTTTGATTCATCAGAACACAGGCTCCTCGTTGGTGGTTGCTGCGCCACGTGGCATAAATTCAAAGCGCTGGATGCTGAGCACATGCTTGCTGCGCTTGGCACCGGTTTCCTTGTCGTTCCACTCTTGCCGGCGTACGGCACCGGTCACAAGGATGCTGTCGCCTTTTTTGAGCTTATCAACGATCAGCTCAGCGGACTTACCCCAGATCTCGCAGTCGATTGCGTTATTGATCCAGTTGCCGTCTTTGTCTTTGCCTTCCTGGATGCCGCCTGCGAAGTTGGCAACCATGGTGCCAGATTCAAATGCACGCAGTTGCGGGTCGGTGATGATGCGAACAATGCCGGTTGCGTAAAGGCTCATGTCAGTTCAGTGGTGTGATGCCATTGGCTTCTTCAAAAGCCAAGACTTGTGCGAGGGAATAGCGGACGCGTGGTGTGCCTGCTGGTAGGCCAATGCGTGGCGCAGTGACGTAGGCAGGGCCAATGCCGCGTGCACGTTGGTTTTTGATGGCCGCTGGCTTCAGGCCCCAACGTGCTGCCAGTTCATCAGTGGTGAGGAATGGTTCAGTCATCAGCAAAGGGATCCTCAGTGGCGGGTGCTAGATGAGCCTCTCTGGTCAGTGCTAGCTCCATAAGCTGCTGATTCTGCTCATCGCTGAGATCAGGCTTGCGCTTATCCATGCGCGCTACCACCTCCTGCAGCTTGTCCAGCGTGTCGGCCTTGGCAATCGCAGCCTTGCCGGCTTGGAACAGCTTGGCGTCGCCTGCGGGCAATGCGGGTGCGGGTGCAGCGGTCACAGTGACCGGCTCTACCTCTGCTTGCTGCATCTCATCGGTGCTGTAGACGCCGGACATGTCAGCAGGGAATGCTTTGCGCAGTGCCAATGCCTCAGAGCACTTGGCAATCATGGCGGCGCCCATCTTGGACCACAAGCCTTGACCGGCGTTGTAGTCAGCAAAGCGTGCGACGCCAACAAATGGATGCTGGCTGCCCTTGCGGTGGATGATGGTCTTGGCCGCGGCAGGTGGCTTGCTGCCAAGCCATACGTCAGTCCACTGGCCATCGTCGCCACACCAGTAGGTTTCAGATCCATCAAGCTGGCCGGTGCGCTCTGCGATGGCGCGCAAGCCGTCAATGCCGGCTTGGATGGTCATCTTGCCGCCACGCTTGATGGCGTAAATCTGCTTGCTGAATGGATCCAGCCCAGTGCGCTGGCAGGCGTAGGCAAACAGGCGCAACTCGTCATTGCTGCAGCCAGGCGCAATGGTGGTTGAGATCAGCTGCGTTTGCTCTGGTGTCCAGAGGGTGATGCTAGAAGTCATCGGATGTGATAGTTGGGTTGGCAGTTAATGCCCATGAAGGCAGGCTGAGCGCTTGGCACGTGTCGCCGTAGCCCGGCCATTCCTTGGTGGCTTGGCAATCAGCGATCACGCGCATGTCGCGTTGCCGCAGCTCATCACCAGCAACCATGGCTGCGGCGTCAAGCTCGTAGACCGCAACCGCGTACGGCGCAGTCTTCTCAACGGCAATGAACACAAACCGCTCAGCACCGTGCAAGCCGGCTAGGTAGTGGCTCGCTTGCACATGGTAGCGGAAGGTAGCCACGCTACGGGCAAAGCCGGCAGGGCTGGCGTCCGTAGTGGTCTTGAGATCCACCACAGTGGTGCCGGCGTACCAGTCGGGTCGGCATTTGCACCGCAGCCCGGTGGTGGCGTCATCCCACCAGAAGGACTGCTCAGCCTTGCCATGGGCAAGTAGTGCTGCCGCTGCAGGGTGCAGCCTGACGGCATTGTTCATGGCAATCGCCAGCGACCAATCCGCATCAGTCACGGCTTCAATGTCACGCGCTGCAAGCTCTGCTGCCTGCTCCTTGCCGGCCTTGGTGTTGCGCGGTGCGCAGCGGCTGTAGCGCTTGCCAAGCTCATCCGGTTCCAGTACTGCGCAATGCACCAAGCTGCCAAGCCGCATCGCAGCAGTCGGCTCCGGAGCGCTGCGGCTTGGGTCGAGGTAGCGGCTCCAGTAGTGGTAGGGCGACTTAGCCACTGCGTGCAGGTGGCTAGCGCTAACGGCTGGGTCGGCGTGGTACTGCTCGTTGCTAATGGTCATACCACTGCCCCACTGCGCAACTGGCGGTGCATCCGGCTGGCGGTGCCGTAGGTGGCGACCAGCTCGGGGAACGCATCCAGCAGGCGGCGTTTGTTGCCGGGATCAGCCTTCATGCCAGCCTGCGCTAGCGCTTGGAAGAAGCCGCCGCCGTGCTGGTAGGCGGTGGCAAATGTCCAGTAAATGTCAGATTCGCTCATGGCTTGAGTTGCTCTTGGCAAGCGTGATGGCTGTAGGCGGGCTGCTGGCGGCCGGTGTCATAGGCCATTGCCCAGACACCAAAGATGATTGCCAGCACGGCAAGGCGGTTGAGGTTGTTCATGCCAGTGCCCTCCGCACTGCGTAACGACTGATGTTCATGTGGTCTGCAATGCGTCGCTGACTCCAGCCGTAACTGCGGCGTAGGCGGCGTGCGCGTTGCTCAGTGCTCTCGGTTGCCCAGAGCAGGATCAGGACTGGCAGCAGGAGCAGTGCCAGTAGTAGAGCGAGTGTTGTAGTCATGGTTGGGGTCGCAATGTGTGGTGCCGGATTGGGTGCGGCTCCGGCGGGCCGCGGTGGATCAGGCGACAGTCAAGCCGTCAGCCAAACGAGCCGCATAAATATCGCGGGCATGACGAACACTCATGAAGTGATCAGCAACGCAAACCCAGCCGGTGCTGGCATACCAGCGGCTGTGGCGCACATTCACGCGCTTGCCGTCAGCATTGGGGGTGAAATCCCAGCGAACGGGATAACCGTATTGGTTGGTGGTGAGTGAGTGAGTCATGGCTCTCGGGTTGGGGTGGGTATTGCCGGGATTGGGTGCGGCTCCCGGTGGCCGCGTGGGGGTTAGGCGGGTTGCAGCGCTTCCCAGACTTCGCCGGCCAGGCGCTCATAGGCGCCTTCGCCAATCACGGCGTCAAAAGCCTGCTGAATGGTTTTGCCGCCGGCAACCTCAGAAAGGATCAGGGCGGAGATGGCTTGAGTTTTGGTCATGGCTTTCGGTTTGGGGTGCAGGACTGGTTGCCTGCTGTCCCCATATCCTACACCATGCGCCGCCGTGGTCAACCCAGCTCAGTAACGGATCGACACAGTTGCTGTGCCGTCTAGCGGCACGCCTAGCCGATGGGCGGCGCCGGCGCTGAGATCCAGCGATCCGCAGTCGCAGCGGTCAGTGACTGGCACGGTGAGCAGTCGCCCGCGGTGCTGCACTGTGACGCGCGTGCCGCATGGCAGCCATGGATGCGCGGCGGACACGTCCCAGTGGCGGTAGGTGCCGCCGCAGTATGTGGTGCGCCCGTGATACCAGCCGTCATAGACAGTCGCAGTCACCTGCCGGGCTTGAGCCGGTGACAGCAGCAGGATTGCTGCAGCGATCAGTGCGCGCATGAATCAACCCTGCTCGTGCACGATGGCTTGATTGCCACGTTCGTCGATAGCGCGGATTTGAAAAGCGCCGCGCTCCCATCGCTCTGCAGACGCGATGGCGCTATTCAGAGACACAAAACGGCGTGCGCCGACATTGCTGTGCGCCCAGCCAAAGCTAGTGCGGTGGTAAACAGAGAAAGTAACCATGATGCTCGGTTTAGTGGTGTGCCGGGCCAACCGGCGATGCAGCCTTACCTAGGGCGTGTTGGGCTCGTGGTGACGCGTCGTGTGCCCGGTTCCGCAGCGGTTGAGTTTTGCGAGTGGACCGCTCCCCTCGTGCAACCACTATACACCCTGCGCAACCCCTGTCAACCCAGCAGTGCCTCCGCATCGCTGACCGACCGCGCCACGCCTGCAATGCCACCAGCCGCCTGGACTGCATCAAGCCACTGCTGCTGCTCAGCGCGCAGCCTGCCGGTTGCGGTCTTCACCTCTATAGATAGGAATACAGCCACGGTGCTGCCGACCATCTCAGGCGTTACCGTCACGCGCTTCCAGCCGATCAGGTCAGCGCTGCCCTTGCACAGGCCAAACTGCACCGGGCGGCCATTGGCATCGCGCAGCGTTCCGGTGTTGTTTCGGAACAAACGCGTGTCACCGTTGCTGCAGGCGATGCGGATCTCTTGCTGGATGGTTTGCTCAGAAGACATTGGCAGAAATTGGCGTAAAAGAGCCTAATTCTGCCATTGTATTTAAGCAATTCCGCAAACTGCTGTTAGTGCCATTGTGTAAATCAATGAGCTGAAAAATATGCGATTTTATCGCTTTTGCTTCGGATGCGCGCCATTCAACGGGAATAATCACAGAGCTGCGACTTCTATCTGGTGCAATGCGAGTGAGCTGACAGAAGCCTTCTGGGTTCAGTTTTGTAGGTCCAACACCGCGCACACTCCATCCACGGCCAAATTCGCGCTTGATTTGCAGACGTAAATCTTCAACCCAGTCTGCCGCTGACTCCACATTCTGCACGTCATACCAAGCCTCTACGACTGCGGCAATGGCATCGGGCAGTGTCACTCCTTCTAGCTCAATGCAGAATTTGCTCATTGCACCTTGCTCCATTGCCCTTTTGTTTGACGTGCGGCTAGGACGTGCTTAGCCCATGCGACTGGATTCTTGTATCCCCGCTCCTTGCCAAGTCGGATGAGCTGATCCAGCGTCTGAGCGCCGCCCTGCTCGCGCCGCTTAGCCACTGCCAGCTCTTGCAGCTCCCCATCAACCTGCTGCAGCTCGCGGCGCTCTTGTGGTGCAAACACATGCCCGCACTCGCGGCATGACTGCACTGCACTGGCGCTAGTGGCGAAGCACTGCGGGCAGACCTTGACCGATGGCGCTGCCTCGCGGTCTCTGCGGGCAACCCCGTCTAGCGTCCAGTCCCGCGGCTCTAGATGGTGGCCAAGCCGCAGCGTGTTGCCCACGTGGTCGAGCACTACGGCGCGCTTGCCCAATTGCGGGCGCAGGCACCGACCAATCATCTGCAGGTGCAATGCCACCGATGCCGTAGGCCGCAGCAGGATGCAGCCGCCGACGCTTGGCACGTCCACGCCTTCACCGATCAATGCGCAACTGGTGAGCACCTTGAGCCTCCCGGTGCCTAGGTCGCTGAGAAGCTCACGGCGCTGCGCGGCATCCATGCTGCCGTCGATACTGGCCGCGGCGATGCCATTGCGCTGGAACAAGTCAGCCACTGCCTCCGCGTGCGCCACGGAGCAGCAGAAGGCAATCGCCGTTTGCCCTGGCAGGTGCTTGCGGTAGTGGCCAAGGCAATCACCCATGATCGTGCCGACGCGCTGCTCAGCCTCCTTGGGGTCGAAGTCACCCATCCGTTTGCGCAGTCCGGTTGAGTCAAACCCCGGCGGTGCCAGCACCTTGGCGCCAGCGAGGAAGCCGGCATCCGTGAGCTGCTGCGCTGTTGGCCCTTCCACCATGCACTGATAGTGCTCACCAAGGCCGCGGCCATCGCTGCGTATCGGTGTTGCCGTGACGCCAAGCAGTTTGGCTTGCGAGAAGTGCTCGATGACCTTGGCCCATGTGCCGGCGCTGGTGTGGTGCGCTTCGTCCACCACCAAAAGCTGGAAGAAATCCCGTGGCAGCAAATGCAGCCGTCGGGCAAGCGTCTGCACACTGGCGACCTGCACCGTGCGGGATAGATCCATTGCCTTGCCGGCGCTGATGCGGCCATGCGGCACCGGCATGGCGCGGCTGGCTTGATCCAGCAGCTCTTGCCGGTGCACCAACACCAGCACGCGGTTGCCCTTAATGCTGGCTTGCTGGGCGATGTAGCTAAAGCACACCGTCTTGCCGCCGCCGGTGGGCAGCACCGCTAGGACTGACTTGTGCCCTAGCTGGTACTGCAGGCGGATGTCGTTGATCAGTTGTTGCTGGTATGGGCGGAGTTGCATCACACCAGCACCCCCTGACGGTTGCTGACAACCTCAGTCAGGTTCTTGACTGCGCAGTTGAAATATGACGGCTTCAGCTCGAAGCCAACAAACTGGCGGCCGGCTTGGATGCTGCAGTAGCCCTCGCTGCCGATACCAGCGAACGGGCTGAGCACCAGGTCGCCGGAATTGCTCCACAGTTGCAGGCCGCGGCGGATCACCTCAAGCTGCAGCGGGCAGATGTGGCGCTCATCCTCATTGGCGCGTGCGCTGCGATATTGCAGCGTGTCCGATGGGTTGATGTCCATCCATACGGGGCTGGCATAGCGCTGCCAGATGTTGATCGAGTCCTTGATCGGGTCACCGCTTTTGGCTGGCGGGTTCTCACCGGCAAACTCCGTGAACGGACCGGCCACAGGCTCTGGGTTGTCACCCAGCTTGCGCACGGTCACCAGGTAGTCAGGGATGCCTTGGCGGCTGAGCGCTGAGTCCTTGCGCACTTGCTTATGCAGCAGGCCGATTGCCTTGGTGCGCTGCATGGCGGTGACTGGATCCTTCCAGATGCACACCTCGCTATGGAAGACAAAACCAGCAGCCTGGAAGATGCGCAACATGTCGCCGCGGAAGTCCTTCACGCCGATGAAGCCATCGCGCTCCTTGCTGCTGGGCAAATTCATGCAGTGGAAGCTGATCAGCCGGCCGGGCATCATCACGCGGTGCAACTCGCTGGCAAGGAATCCAAAGTGATCGAAGAACTCCTGTTCAGTGCGGCTGTTGCCCATATCACGGTCGCTATTGCTGTAGGTGTAGAGCGACGCGAACGGTGGGCTGAAGATGCTGTAGTGGATGGAGTTGCTGTCGAGTTGCTTAATGCTCTCCACGCAGTCGCCCATATACATGTCCCAGCCGTCGCCGGACTTGTGCTCAGTAACATGCGGCGCCACTTGGCGTTGGATCTTTTTGAGTTGTTCCATGGTTTGTTGCTTCATGATTTCAACCATTGATTGAGCCATCTGGATGCTGTCCGCTTCCTTGCGGCGGATGTTGTCGATCACGCGGCCTTCTGCCACGTCGTAAATGATGTGAGCGTTGACCGGCTGCTCTTGACCGAATCGCCAGCAACGGCGGATGGCTTGATAGAACGCCTCATAGCTGTGCGACAGGCCAACAAATGCGACGTTGTGGCAGCGCTGGAAGTTGAGGCCAAAGCCAAAGATGCTGGGCTTGCTGACCAGTACTCGGATCTTGCCATCTTGAAAGTCGATGGCAGATTGCCGCTTGTGGTCGTCGGTGTCGCTGCCTGATACCTCAACTGCGCCGTTAATCGCAGCAGTTAGCGCCTTGCTCTCGTCATTGAGATCACACCACACCAGCCATTGGTCGGTGTTGCTGTTGGCAAGCTTGGCAGCGGCTGCAACGCGGAGGGTGAGCGATGCCTTGCGCACCTTGCGCTGATCATTGAGCGTACGAGCCTCCATGGCAAACAACGCCATCTGGCCGTCGTCACCTGCTGTTGCCTCGCGCGGCGTCTCCACCGTGCAGTCTTGGATCTGCAGCGCCGGCAGCACGAAGTTGCCGTCCTCGTAGCCAAGGTCTGATGGCTTGCGGATGGTGACCGCCCAACTGCAGACCCACTCCCAGAACTTGTCCCGTGCGTGACCCTTGAGCCGCCACTTAGCAGTGTCGCCGCCGTCATGCACGAAGAACATGGCCAGCATCTCCGTGCGGGTCATGACACCAATGAACTCAGCATGGTTGCCAAGCTCCATGTGGTCATTGGGTGCTGGCGTTGCCGAACACGCCAGCCGGTATGGCGTCAGGCTGAATGACTCGATGATCTGGTTGCGGATCTTGCCGGTGTATGCCTTGAGGATGCTGGACTCATCCAGCACCACGCCTTGGAAGCTGCCGGGATCAAAGTGGCTCAGCTTCTCGTAGTTGGTCACCGTGATGCCGGGCTTGACCTCAGCTTGCGTGGCGGCGAACGAACATGGGATGCCGAACTTGCTGCCCTCACGCACGGTCTGATGCGCCACGGCAAGCGGTGCCAGCACCAGCACGTTGCCGCCGGTCTCTAAATGCACCTGATGCGCCCACTCGAGCTGCATGGCGGTTTTACCCATGCCGCAGTCGGCCCAGATGCAGAACTTGCCGACACGACAAGCCATGGTCACGATGTCCCGCTGAAACGGAAACAGCGGCGCGGTGAACTGCCGCGGGTCAAAGCCGGCAACAGGTGCTGCAGTGGATTTGGAGGCTAGGAAGTCTTGGTAGGTCATTTGGCAACGGCAATCTTGTCGTGGCGCTCAAGCACAAGCCTTGCGGCTTCAATCAAGACAAAAGAGTCGTCGATGCCAATGGACTTGAGTCCAATTTGCACATTTTCAAAAGTGTCGATCACGTCAATCAAAGGATCGCGCCATTCAGGCGACACAAGCTCAAGCCGTTTATCAAAAGCCGTGATGGCGTCCATGTGACTCCATGGGGTACCTTGCAACCCTAGCAGCTTCCACTAGACTGCGCAAGACTTCCGCTAGAAACCGTGGCCCTGTCCCATCCGTTATCAGTTCAGTTCACCCCAGAACAGATGGCTTGGCTGGATCGCCGTCGCGTCGCTGGCATATCCCGCAGCACGGTGCTCAGGCTGGTGGTTGAGGAGGCAATGCGCCGCGAGCAGGAGCCGCAGCGCAAGTGAAAGAAATCGACTTTTCAGAAGCCCGCCGGTTCATCGCCTTACTCGGCAAACCGGCAGGAACCATCCGACTCCGTGCTTTTCTCCACCGCCTACACCCAGACAAGCCCAACGACAAAGGCCGCAAAGGTGGTGCCCGCAAGCCGCTGATTAAGCAATGGCAAGCCGAAGGCCGCGGCGTTTACGTGGTCATCAACGACGGCGGCGACACCAACGCAGAGATCACAGCCTGCCGCGCCTTTTTTGCTGAATGGGATGATCGCCCGCGTGAATGGCAGCTCACGGCATGGCAAGAGCTAGGGCTGCCGGAACCCACCTTCCAGATCAACACCGGCGGTAAATCCATCCACAGCTATTGGGTGCTAGCAGACCCAATCACACCAGCCCATTGGGAGCTAGTGCAAAGGCGGTTGCTTGATTACTGCGATGCAGACCGCAGCATCAAGAACTCATCCCGCGTTATGCGGTTGCCTGGCAGCTACTACGCCGAAGCCGATGGCAGCCTTGGTGAGATGTGCCGCATGGTCACCAGCGCCGGCCATCGCTACAGCGTTGCCGACATTGAAGCGATCCTGCCCAATGAGGCTTATTACCAGCACGAAAAACCTGCGCAGCACTACGTAGAACCTGCAGAGCGCGGCATTGATGAGATCCGCGAAGCGCTAGCCGCCATACCGCCTCGCGTGCCAGGGTCCGGCACCTATCACATCTACCGCAATATCTTTTGGGGCTTGATCCAAGCCTGCGGCAGCACTGAGCAAGCCATCGACTTGATGCAGCAGCACAGCCCGCAATGGCAAGGGCTGCAGCAGATCGCTGCATCAGGTGGTGACCGCATCGGTGCCGGGACGTTTTGGTACTGGGCGCGGCATCACGGTTGGCGGCCAGCACTGCCGATGCTTGCGCCGCAGCGTCAGCGCCTTGAACCCGCTGGCGATGGTGAAGCGGTCAACCTGCAGCTATACGACAAATCCGGCACCGAATGGCTAGAGCTTGCCGTTGAGCATGTCTTCTGCCATCCACGGGAACGATGGATCTGCGTTGACGGCGTGCTGCACCTGTGGAATGGCACGCACTACCAAGCCAAGCCAGACGAAGAGCTGGCGCCAAAACTCGCGGCATTTCTGTCCATGCTGCATGTCATCAACCAGCAAGGCGCTACCACATACCCATGGCGCAGGCCACGATACGTGGATGAAGCGCTGCAATGGATGCGGCGACTGCTTAAGCCGGTTGAGGTAAACCCAGCCAATGCCATCAACTGCCGCAATGGCGTAGTGGCGTGGGCATGGTCTGGTCGCAAGCTGGATCTGACCTTTACGCCGCACGATCCAGCGGTTGCCTTCACCTACGTCACCGCCTACGACTACGACCCAGAAGCCAATGCCCAGCACCTATGGCGGTTGCTGGAAGCCGTAGAGCCTGGCGACCGTGACACGTTGCAGCGCATCCTCGGCAGCGGGCTTGACCTTATCAAATACCGCGCCACACGAGGCAGGCCGCGTGCTGTGTTGATGATCGGTGAGGGCAGCAACGGCAAGGACACCATCCGCACCGCACTGCGCGACACTCTCGGCAGTCGTAATTTCACGAGCTGCACGCTTGCTGATTTTCGTCAATACGACCAAGGCCGTAAGTTTCCCATTGCGCCATTACGTGGCGCCTCAGTGAACTGGTCAAGCGAAAACTCGCAGTTCGTCAGTATTGACAACCTCCAGTCATTGAAGGCTGCCATCAGTGGCGAGGAACTGTCATATGAACTCAAGGGCGTACAGGAATCGCAGTTTGTTCCGTCGTCTTTGTTTGTGTTCAACCTCAACAAGGATCCATCCCTAACTGGTGAGCAGGCTGCTATTGAGACACGGTTTCACGTGTTTAAGTTCCGCAAGACCTTCATGGCGACACCTACTGAACCCAACCACCTGCAAGCTGACCCGAAGCTCAAGGACGACCCTGGCTTCATTCAGCAGCAGATATGCCCTGCATTCCTGAATTGGCTGCTTGAAGGGATGGCGCTAAGCATTGCAGATGGCATTGATTACACAACTGGAAGCCAAGCAATGCAAGACGTTAGAAGAGCCAGCTGCCATCTTTGGGACTTCTGTGACTCTATCGGACTGACCTATGAAGAGGGCGCTCAGGTATCAACCAAGCGGGTATGGGATGCCTTGCAAGAGTGGTATCGAGAAGAGGGGTATTTGGACGATAAAGGTAGGTGGTTAACGGATCCGCCAAGTGACCGCACCGTCAAGGCACCCAGGCTTCTGGTGCCGGCATTGCGCCAGATCTTCCCAAAACTTGCGTCCGACAGAGGCTCCGGTAAGTCCCGTGAGCGTCTCATCTCGGGTCTCAAGCTGGATTTGTGGTCGTGATGTCGGACGCAACTTGCGTCCGGGTCGGACGCAAATCGGACGCAAATTTCGGACGCAAAAACCCAGTCCCTATCTACCTTTTCTCTTGTTCGGACGCAAACAGGGGTAAATCAAGTCAGGTATGGAAACAGGAGGGGGAATGTAACGGCGTGAACAAAACACACATATAGGGGGGGGTAAGGAGAAAACCCGATTTTGCGTCCTCCCTTGGTATGACTGGGTTTTTTGCGTCCGACTTGCGTCCGCTTGCGTCCGAACCCAGTCGTGGACAGGGTTTTTGCGTCCGACCTACCATTTGCACCATCATCACCACCAGAAATGCCCGAAATCAAGATCAATGTCACCGGTGACGACCTGGCGCGGTTGAACGCCGAAGCAGCGGCGCATGGCATCCCGCGTGCGCACCTGATCCGGCAGCGTGCTTTGAGTGGTGGGGTTGTTGCAGGATTGACCACGGCGGCGTACCATGCGTTGGTGGCGGACGCCTGCGCCTTCATGCGTGGTGACCTGAACCGCCGTCACGTTGAAACTCTCGTTGCATATGTCATCGCTCATTCACATTCCAGCCAAGCAACAGCCGGTGATCAATCGGCTGCATGAGACCATGACCCAGGCAGTGGCGTACGCCGCAGCCATTGCCGACAACGCCATTGATGACGGCGTACCGCTACCCATGGAACTCGTGGATAGCTTCGCCGCTGATTACGAACGCATCATCACCAGCCTTGTCACTGCCGCCACCGTCAAATGAAAGCTGTCACCTGCCAAGCCGATCTCGATCACGCATTGCGCACCATTGCGCCAGCCGTTGGCCATCGCAGCAGCCATCCGATCCTTGATTGCTGCCTGATCCAAGCCGCTGGTGGTGTCATGACCATCACCGGCTTCAACCTTGACCTCGGCATCACCGTCACCATCCCAGCCGCAGTGGACACCGATGGCGCTGTAGCGCTGCCGTATCGGCTGCTGGCTGGCCTTGTAAGCCGCTTTGATGGCGATGAGGCTCTGACCCTCGCAGATGGCGCTCTGACGGCTTCTGCGGGCTCCTACGGGCTTGCAGCGGCTGATGCGGCGGATTACCCCGCGCTGCCGGTTGTGGACGCTGCTACGAGCGAGTTGCACCTATCCGCCGGCATCCGCGCCTGCATGGCAGCCGCCAGCACTGATGCCAGCAAGCAGATGCTCCAAGGCATCCACCTCGGCAGCGGCCACATGGAAGCTACCGATGGGCATCGCCTGATGCGCTATGCCATTGACCTGCCAGATGGTTTAGACCTGGTACTACCGGCCAGTACCATGCGCCTGCTGCAGGATCGCGTGGTCACCATCGCTGTTGCCAAAGGGCAAGCCGTGATCGACGCAGGTGATGGCATCACTATCTACAGCCGCATCATGGATGGCACATACCCAGACGTGGCCAAGCTGCTACCTACTGAATTCAAAAGCACCATCACAGCTGATCGCCGCCGCTTGACCCGCGCACTGGAGCGTGTTGCCATCATTGCCGATGCGCACAACTCCATCGTCAAGATCGAGGCAGCAGGTGGCACCATCGCCATCACTGCCGAGTCAGACGCCAACAACGGCAAGGAGCTGCTCAAGGTGGAAGGCACCGCTAATGGCGCATGGGCGTTCAACGTCCACTACCTGCTAGACGGCATCAAGGCATTTAAGCCCGCAGAAGCCATCACCCTGCACGCCAATACGGCAACCACACCAGTGGTGCTAACACCCAGTGGCGTAGATGGTGTAACGTATCTTGTAATGCCTGTGCAGGTTAGAAGCTAGCATTTATGTATGGCCAGATCTAAGACCAAAGACAAAACTCACTACACTCACGAAGAGCTGTTGTGCATTTGGTCGGAACTGGCCGAGATCATTGCTGCTGGTAATAATCAGATCTCCATCCCCAAGCTCATCATTGAAAAATGGGGGGTGTGCCGCCCTACTGCCGACAAGTGGTACGACTGCGCCAAACAACTGCTGTACCAGACCTGGGATCAATCAACCTTGGCTGAAATGAAAGCCAAGCGTTTGCAAACGCTGGAGATGACAATCGAACGCGGAATGCGGACTAACCAGTTAGGTTCAGTGATTGGCGCAGTCAGGCTGCAGGCTGAAATGCTTGGACTTGTTGGCAAGTGAGCTGCATTGAATCCGAGCTGCTTACACGCTCGGCATTGCAATTAGATGAATCAAATCAGCTTGACCTAGAGGAGCGCCTTAATACCATCCGCGCTGACCTGCACCCAGGACAGCTTGCGTTTGTAGATGACAGCGATACGCAGATCCTTGGCATCTCAGCTGGCTATGGCGCCGGCAAAACACGTGCGCTGTGCGCTAAGGCGGTGATGCTGGCCGCGGCCAATCAGGGCTTTATCGGTGCCGTTATGGAGCCGACTGGCCCATTGATCCGTGATATCTGGCAGAACGACTTCGAGAACTTCCTAGAGGCGTACGACATCCCGTACACATTTAGGGCTTCACCACTGCCGGAATACATGCTGCACTTGCCAGGCGGCGACACAAAGATCCTGTGCCGCAGCTTCGAGAACTGGAGCCGCATCATCGGCTTGAACCTTGCCTGGGTGCTTGCCGATGAGATCGACACCGTGACGCCCAGCATTGCCAATAAGGCATTTCCCAAGATCCTTGGCCGATTGCGTTCCGGCAACGTGCGGCAGTTCGGCGCTGCCAGCACACCAGAGGGCTTCCGCTGGATGTGGAACACCTTCGGCAGTGAGGACGCCAAAGGGCGCGCGGATCGCAAGCTGATCAAAATGCGGTCAGCAGACAACCCGCATCTGCCGCCGGACTTTATCGAGCGGCTAGAGGCCAACTACGACCCAAACCTGCTGCGGGCCTACTTAGATGGAGAGTTTGTCAATCTCACCACTGGCACGATCTATGACCGCTTCAGCCGCGAAAAGCACGTGGTAGCTGAGCTGCCGGACCTAGACCGCGAGCCGCTGCGTATTGGCGTTGATTTCAACGTTGGCAACATGTCTGCAGTGATCGGCGTCCGCACCGGCAACAACCTGCTACTGATTGATGAAATCAGCGGCGCCCATGACACGGATGCATTGGCGCAGGAGATTCAAGCGCGTTACCCGCAGCGGCGCATCTACATCTACCCAGATGCGTCAGGCGGCAACCGCAGCACCAACGCAAGCCAGACCGACATCCAGATCCTGGAGTCCTACGGCATGTCCAACCAGTCACCACGCGCAAATCCTCCCGTCCGTGATCGCGTGGCTGCTGTTCAGGCTTTGCTGGAAAACGGCAAGGGCCAAGTCAGGCTTACCATCCACCATCGCTGCAAGCGGCTGATCGAATGCCTAGAGCTGCAGTGCTACACCGACAAGGGCGACCCGGATAAGGATGCAGGGCATGACCACATGAACGACGCGCTGGGCTACCTGGTCTGGCGTGAGTTCAACCCGCTGCACGCAGGTGCTGGGCGCACGACCGGCGTGCGGATTTACTGAGCAAGGTTGCCAAGGGCTGCCAATGGTGTACAGTACGGGGACAGCAAACCAAGAGACATGGGCTACACCGCAATCTGCACCGACGACAGCATCACAACCTGCGATTGCTGCGGGCGCACCGACCTCAAAGCCACTGTGTTGATGCAGTCCGATCTCGGTGAGCTTGTCCACTTCGGCCGCACTTGCGCCGCACGCAACAGTGGCAAAAGCAGTCAGCAGATCACCAAGGAAATCCGCGCCGAGCGCGATGCAGCTTTTGGCCGCGCCAGCAACCAACTAATAGATCTGCGTCGCGCCGGCACCAAGATCACCCGTGAGCTGATCCGCGAAGCGGCAGCCACGTTCCGCGCCGATGCAACTCTATTGATTCGGCAATGGGGGTGACTTGTGCTGATTGTGGCGGTCCTATCGGTCAAGACAAAGGACCGCCAGATGGATGGCAACTTGAGGATGGGCGCACTATTTGCCACACCTGCTGTGTCGCGGACTTTCGCGGACTGGTCGATGCTGCGCTTTTGTTAAGTGATGAGTTCCGGTAACGCCATGAGATTCTTAAAGGCTTTTGCACGCAGCGCAGTGCTAGTCATTTGGTTTTTTATTGGTGTCATGGCGGTTCATTTCATTGCCGCCGCTGGCTTTGCGCTAGGCGGACCACTATTGGCACTTGCCGTTTACCTATTCTTCATTGCGGCATTTTTAGCCGGCTTGATGGTTGCGGCGGGCGTTGATTGAGTTACACTCCATCAGTCCAACCATTACCCCTACCCATGCTCAAGGGTGCTGAACTACTCGCCAAGGTCAAAGAACTGGGCGATGCGCCTAAGTCCGAACTGGTGCGCGCTTGCGGCTACTTAATCAAAGACCGCCTGGCATTCACGCAGTTCTATGAGGCGTTGCTGGAAGCCAAAGGCGTTGACCTAGGCGGCAAGTCAGTCAAGCGCGGACGCGGATTGGCGCATAAGACCAAGGTCTTGTTCAATGGCAGCCTGCAGGTTGGCGCCGGCTATTTGCGCGAAATGGGTTATAAGCCCGGCGCTGAGTTTGACATCAAGATACGCGGCAACAGCATTACGCTGACTGCTGCCTAAACTGCACCTATGACTGCGGCGCTGTAATGTACACCGGCTTTAATAACTACGACCGGCCGATTGCGCAGCGCCGCGTTACTCGCGTGCAGGATGCCAATACGGCGTGGTATGCACAAGAGGCGCATTGGATCCTGATTGAAGATCTGCTGCAAGGCACCTATGGGATGCGTCGTAAGCATCGCCGGTATCTGCCGCAAGAACCACGTGAGCTTGACGAGTCCTACGACAACCGCCTAGCGCGTAGCGTATGCCCGCCGTATTACCAACGCCTTGAGCGGATGCTGGCTGGCATGTTGACGCGCAAGCCCGTAAGGCTTGATGACACTGCTGACATCATCCGTGAGCAGTTGTTTGATGTTGACCTGCAAGGCAATGACCTCAACGTCTGGACCTATGAAACGACCCGCAAGATGGTCCGCTATGGCCACGTTGGTGTACTGGTGGATGCACCTGCTGATGGGGGTCGACCCTATTGGGTGAGCTACACACCACGACAGATCCTTGGCTGGCGCGCAGAGCAGCAGGAAGGCCGGCAGGTGCTCACGCAACTGCGACTTGCCGAAATGGTCACCGTGCCTGATGGTGAGTTCGGCGAGAAGGCGGTGGAGCAGATCCGTGTGCTCACGCCAGGTGAATTTCAACTGCATCAGAAACAAGACAACGGCGAGTTTCAAGTTGTCGACGAAGGCCGCACAAGCCTTAGCGAGATTCCATTCAGCGTTGCCTATGCGCAGCGTCATGCGTTTATGGAATCCCGTCCACCGCTGGAGGATATCGCTGAGCTGAACCTGAAGGCATATCAAATCCAGAGCGACCTTGATAACCAGCTCCACATCAGCGCTGTGCCGATGCTGGCCTTTTATGGCTTCCCGTCTGCGGCAGAGGAGGTCAGCGCTGGACCGGGTGAGGCCATCGCATTCCCCGCTGATGGCCGCGCTGAATACATCGAACCCGCTGGCCGCAGCTTTGATTATCAGTTTCGCAGGCTTGAGCAGCTTGCACTGCAAATCAACGAGCTTGGCTTGTCCGCTGTGCTTGGCCAGAAGCTATCGGCGGAAACCGCTGAAGCAAAACGGATCGATCGCAGTCAAGGCGACAGCACCATGATGGTGATTGCGCAAAACGTGCAGGACATGATCGACAACTGCCTGCAGTTTCATGCGCAATACATCGGCAACAACACATCACCTGGCAGCAGCTATGTCAACCGCGACTTTCTCGGCACACGACTTGAGCCGCAGGAAATCCAATCGCTGCTGCAGCTTTACACCGCAGGCACCATCACGCAGGAAACGTTGCTGCGGGAGCTTGCCGAAGGCGACGTGCTAGGCGACGACTTTAACGTAGATGAGGAGCTTGAAGCTACGGCCAATGCGGGGCTTGATCTACAACCTGCTGGACTGGGTGACCGACCGCTTAGTGGACCTGATGATCTGGATGGAACCGAAAAAACCCAGGAGACAGGAGCTTGATTATCACGTCAGCGCCTTGCCGGAAGAGGTCTTAGCAATCGTGCGGATTAGCTGGTACAAACAAGGTAAGCCAGATGAAATTGACGAAACGATCCTGTACGAAGACGGCCAAAACGGTTACGACGCATTTGCTGCATTGATCACCACTGCATTAAACCGCGGCGCTAATGTCAGCATCCGCAGCGGGTATCAACCAGAAGATCTTGGCATTGAACGATGAGCACACCAGAAGCGCTTTATCGCAATGCAATCGACTTGAACCGCTACAGCAATAGCGTTGCGCGGCGTGTGATCAATGCTTACAACGACATCATCATCGATGCGGTCAATCAGCTACGCACCATTGATGAATTAGCAGCGCCGGTCAAAGCTGCCAGGCTGCGTGCAATCCTGGCCCAGCTCAAAGACTCACTTGGTACGTGGGCAGGTGATGCGACGGAGCTGACAGCAGTAGAGCTGCAAGGCATTGCGCAGTTGCAGTCTGAGTTTGTGACCGATCAACTGCGGCGTGCATTGCCGGCAGGTGCACGTGATGCAGTGCGCACCGTGGAGATCAGCCCGCAGTTTGCGCAGTCAGTAGTCACCACTGATCCAACGCAGATCAATGTGGTGGCACTGTCGGACGACCTGTTTGCTGCCGTGCAAGGTGCACCGGCGACATTCAGCCTCACTGCAGCGCAAGGCGCCACGATCACACTTCCCAACGGCGAGGTGGTCAGCAAGGCATTTCGTGGTATCGCGGTTGATCAAGCTGAGCGGTTCTCGCAAGTCGTGCGGCAAGGCTTGTTGACTGGTGAGCCGACGCCAGCCATTGCCAAGCGACTGATCGGAAACCTTGAATTTGGCGAAAAAGCCAAGACCGTGAAGCAGCTAGTTGCAGCAGGCGGCCAGGCAACGGCAGTTGCCAACAATCAAATCGTTACTCTAGTTCGTACAAGCGTCAATCAAGTTGCCAATGCAGCCAGCCAGCAGGTCTATGAAGCCAATCAAGACATCACTAAAAAGTATCGCTATGTAGCAACACTGGATACCCGCACCAGTAGCATTTGCCGTGCATTGGATGGCCGCGAGTTTGAATACGGCAAAGGCCCAACACCGCCGCAGCACTTCAACTGCCGATCAACAACGGTTCCGGTGATTGACTACAAAGAGCTTGGCTTTGATCCGCCACCGCCAAGTAAACGTGCAGCAGCAGGCGGAATGGTGCCGGCGAATCAGACCTACGGGCAATGGCTAGCTAAGCAAGACCTAGAAACCAAAGCCAAGGCATTGGGCGCCAGTAAGGTGCCGTATTTTAACAGGCTTGCTGACAAGTATGGTCCAACTGATGCCATCGCCAAGTTAGTCCGCGATGACGGGTCAGAGCTAACCTTAGATCAACTGCGCGCGCGATATGGACCTGCCTAGCCTGCGGCATTTTCAGAATGCTGGCATATATTGCATGTCAAGTGATCCAGTAGAAGCATTGCATGGCGAGGCGTGGGTGCCAGCTATCTATACCGATAAGGGTTGGGCGACAGCCGACGGCTCTACACTGCTAACAGGTATTGAGGAATGGCGTTATGCCATTAAAGAGGGGCAAGTCTCAGGCTGCAGTATCAGCCAACATTAAAACAGAGATGAAAAAAGGCAAGCCGCAAAAGCAAGCAGTGGCAATCGCGCTCGCAAAAGCCGGCAAATTACGCAAGGGTAAAAAGAAATGAAAGCCAAAAAGCCTGGGCTCTACGCCAACATCAATGCCAAGCGCAAGCGCATTGCAGCCGGCAGCAAGGAACGCATGGCACGCAAAGGCGAAGCCGGCAGGCCATCTGCTGCTGCATTTAAGGCGGCTGCTAAGACGGCAAAGAAGAAATGATAACCTTAGAACGTAATTAAGCCTGCGGCTTATCCATGTCTGATGAACAACAAGCCTCGGAGTCTGCGACTACCGAAGGCGGCAATACCGAAGCACTGCAGCGCAGTGTTGAGGCGCTAGAACGCAAAAATCAAGAGTTGATTGCAGAGCTGCGTGCAGCGAAGAAATCAAAAGCACCTGACGGGGTAAATGTCGATGAACTGCTGGAGTTCAAGCGCAACTACGAGCAACAGCAGCTTGAATCACAAGGCAAGTATCAAGAAGCACGGCAAGCTTTGGAGCAGCAGTTCCGTGAGGCGACGATTGAAAAGGACCAGCGCATTGCAGAACTCGAAGCCCGAGTCCGGGAGCTAGAGCTTGTCACGCCAGCAGTCACCGCACTGGCTGACATCGTGCATGATCCTGACCTTGTGCTCAAAACCAAGCTGTCGCCTGATGCAATCCAACGCGAGGCAGATGGCACCGTGGTGGTGGTTGACGGCTACCAGCGCACGCCCGTCAGCGAATGGGCCAAGACACTACCCGCATGGATGCAGAAGCAACCCAAGCCGCAGGGCAGTGGCGCACCAACTGGCGGCAGCAATGCCGCTATCCCGGCCGGCATGGCTAATCCATTTAGCCGCGAAACCTTTAACCTCACCGAGCAATCACGACTGTTCCGTACAGACCGCGACCTATACGAGCGGATGAAAGCTACCGCTAACCGTTAGTATTCCAGTGTCTGCTCGTGATGGCTGCGCCGCATTGAGCCTAGGGCTGCGCCCAAACCGTAAACATCCCAGGTGATTCATCATGGCGACTCTTCGCTCTGACATCATCATCCCCGAGATTTTTACTCCGTACGTTATTGAGCAAACCACCCTGCGCGATGCCTTTCTGGCTAGCGGTGTGGTGCAGCCCATGGCGGAGTTGAACGCTACCGAGGGTGGTGATTTTATCAACGTTCCTTTCTGGAAAGCCAACCTTACCGGCGACTTCGAGGTGCTGACTGACAGCTCCTCGCTGACCCCTGGCAAGATCACTGCTGACAAGCAAGTCGGCGTGATCCTGCACCGCGGGCGCGCGTTTGAGGCTCGTGATCTCGCAGCCCTTGCTGCCGGATCGGACCCCATGGCCGCCATCGGCGCCAAAATCGCTGATTACGTTGCCAACCAGCGCCAAAAGGATCTGCTGTCCTGCCTCACCGGCGTATTCGGCAGCCTGAACGCAAACACCAGCAGCTCGGCTTTCTTCGATCTTTGCATCGATTCCGAGTCCGGTGATACCCCGACTGCGCTGAGCCCCCGTCACGTTGCTGAAGCCCGCGCCATCCTTGGCGATCAGGGTGACAAGCTGACTGCGGTTGCGATGCACTCCAAGGTCTACTACGACCTGGTTGAGCGCAAGGCAATCGATTACGTGTCGACTGCTGAAGCACGCGGCACCACCACCACCCAATCCGGTGGCTCGCTGGTTGCTGCCTATGGCGGTGATGTGACCGTGCCGACCTACATGGGCCTGCGCGTGATCGTCTCTGACGATGTGCCTACCACCGGCTCCGGTGCTAGCACTGAATACGGCACTTTCTTCTTCACTGGCGGCGCTGTCGCATCCGGTGAGCAGATGGCCATGCAGACAGAAACCGATCGCGACATCCTCGCCAAGAGCGATGCCATGTCGATCGATCTCCACTACTGCTACCACCCCGTGGGCGCTAAGTGGGGCGTGACCACTGTCAACCCGACTCGCGCTCAGCTCGAGACGGTTGGCAACTGGTCCAAGGTGTACGAGCTGAAGAACATCGGCATCGTGCGCGCCACCAACGTCTCCAACATGGATTGAGGAACTAACCATGCCTTCCTCTATTTTTGAGCTGACTTCTGATCTTTCCGTTCAGGAGATCGCCGTTAGCAAGCGTCCTGTTAAGGCCGCTGCCAACGAGGCCACCACGCTGACCGCTGCTGAGGCAGTGAACGGCATCGTGACTATGACCCCTTCCACGGGTCGCGCACTCACCACTCCTACCGGCGCTGAGCTGAAGACTTTCTTTGGCGGCCCGCTGGAAATTGGCACTGCTTTTGAGCTGACTGTGGTGAACGTGGCTGCATCCACTCATGCCATCACCCTGACCGCTGCTGCTTCGGGCATCACCCTTGGCGGCGTGGCTGGGATGGCAACCGTGGCTGCCGCTACTAGCGCCACCTACGTGTTTGTCTGTACCGCAGTGGGCACTCCCGCCTTCACTGTGTACCGCAAGGGCGGCTGATGGGGTTGTTCGCCTTTAGGCGACGCCAGGAGCGCGAGGCTGCTGCTAACGCAGTGGCCTCTTTTCCTATTGCAGAGCCCGCACCTAAACTAGACCTACAGGAGCCACCTACCGATGGCAATCTCAATCGACGCAACGGTGGGCGGCGCAAACGCCAACAGCTACCTGACGCTGGCTGACGCGCAAGCAATCATTGATGGCTTCGTGGAAGATGCTGATGTAGCCGCATGGGCATCAGCCACCACCGACCAAAAGAACCGCGCGCTATTTACCGCAACGCAACGGCTAGACCGCGAGCGGTTTCTAGGTGCTCGCGCTACTGATACGCAAGCCCTGCAGTGGCCGCGTACTGGTGTGCGCAAGCCTGATACCTACATCAATACCTACGCCGTCGGCTTCCCGTTTCGCATCACGACGGACTACTACACTGACGACGAAATCCCGCAGCAGGTGCAGTATGCGCAGGTTGTGCTTGCGGTATATCTGCACAACAACCCAGACGGCATTGGGTTAAGCGGGCTTGAGGATTACAAGAACGTCAAGATCGGCAGCATCGACGTAACGCCAAACCTTGGCTATGGCGCTGTTGGCGCCGATAAAATCCCACCGATCGTAGAGCGATACTTGACCGGTCTTAGAATTAGTGGACCAGGCAACTTTGCTATCAAGCGGTCATGAGTTACATGTATCCCGGTGCTGAGTTTATCGACGACACTGCAGCTCATACCGGCCGCTTTGGCAAGATCGTTGCCCTTGAGGATTCGGTGATCGCCAGCTTGACTGCAACCGACTGGACCGGCAACACGCTGAGCGCCATCCCATTCAAGGCAAGCACTGAGATCGAAGGCGTCTTCACCAGCATCACTTTGACTAGCGGAACCGTCGTTGCTTACAAGCTCTGATGGCTTACGTTCTCCCCGGTGGTGGTGATGCTGTAGCACGCGAAGGGCTAGAGATCCCGACGCATGATTACATCGTCAACACTTACGACGGTGCCAACAATATGCTGACCAGCACGTTTAAACGTGGTGGTGCTAGCGGTAGAACCGTGGCAACGCTGACGATGACTTACGACGGGAACAACAACCTGATCACAGTTACGCGGAGTTGAGCAATGGCATTCAAGCTCAACCCGTTTACCAGCCAGCTTGATACCGTCCGCAATCAAATGTTGTGGGGGTCGTTTTACGACACCACTGATCAAATCGCAGCAGTCGCTAACACTGACTACGTTCTTGGCATCAATTCAACTGATCCCGAGAGTCGTGGGGTAAGCATTGTTTCCGGTTCTCGGATTACGTTTTCTAGGGCTGGCGTTTACAGCATCACCTATTCGATCCAGTTCGCAAACTCAGATAGTCAGATTCACGACATCAACGTTTGGTTGCGTAAAAACGACAGCGGCGCCAGTGGCGATGTTGCCGCATCTGATAGCAAGTTCAGCATTATCTCCAGTCATGGCGGCATTGATGGTCACGTTATTGGTTGTGTAAATTACGTCCTAAAACTTGCTGCTAGCGATTATTTGGAGTTGGTCTGGTCAACAACTAATGTTGCCGCAAAGATTGAATCACTGCCGTCTTCCCTTTCTGGTCCGGCACATCCTTCTGTACCCGGCATTATCCTTACAGCAGTGCAGGTTGCCTGATGGCATTAGCAGGACCGCTACGGAAGGTTGCCAGCAAGCTGATGGCAAAATTTGGCGGTGTTGCCACTATCCGCCATGTAACGCCTGGCGTCTATAACCCAACGACTGGCACCATCAGCGAAGTCGAAACCGACACCGTAGTGCGTGGCGTGCTGGAAGATGTCAACCTGCGCGAGGTGAATGACCTAATCCAAGCTGGCGACAAGCGGTTGTTAATTGCTGCTGCTGATGTCGCTACCGCTCCAACCACTACTGACCGCGTGGTTATTGGCGGCGTGCTGCATCAGGTGATCCGCGTCACTACGATTGAGCAGGACAACACAGCGATCACCTACGAGTTGATCCTGAGGGCATAATGACACGCCGCATTAATCTATCCGACATCGGCAACTACTCCACTGAGAAGTACGAGCAGCTACTGCGTGCAGTAGTGCTGGAAACAGATAGCAGGTTGAAGTATGCCAGCCCAGTTGATACTGGACGTTTGCGCCTTTCGTGGGCCATCAGCGAGCAAGGCACGCCCGGTTACGATCCTGGTCCGCAAAACAGCGTTGCAGGCATTGCGCCACCACGGCGGCTTGATTATCAAGTTGAGCGTGCGGGCAACGTTTACCACATCCACAACAACCTGCCCTACACCGAGCCTGTCCTATACGGCAACAATCTGCCAGCATCATGGCAGGGGCAGTGGCGGTCTAAAAACAATCAGATTACCAAAGGCTACCCCGACGTGATCGCCCGCGAAATGACCAACTGGGCGCAGCAGCAAGCTAGCCGTATTGCGAGGCAAGACTGATGGCAGCCGTCAACCTAAACACCGTCCGCGCCACTATTGAAGGGCGACTGGCAACTGAGCTAACGCAAGCGCCAGTGCTGCCGGTGGTTTTTCACAATCAGCCCTACACGCCAACGCCCGGTAGCTCATGGGTGCAATGCCTTGTCAGCTTTGGCAACAACAACTACCTGACTATGGGCGGCACTGCCGGCAGCAGCAATAGCGTAATCGGCATAGTGCTGGTCAATATCTTTACCGCTAAGGGTATTGGCCCTGGCGCTAACTACACGATCGGCAAACGCATTCGCGACCTATACAATAGGGTCATAGTGAGCGGCGTTCATTTTGACCCGCCAACTGGCCCAGAGGTGGTGGCTGCGCCAGCTCCTGAGGGTTACTTCCAAACTCAGGTCAGAATGACCTTTGAAACCTTCGAGGATCTTTAGCCATGGCTTTTTACCGAGGGCAACAAGGCAGCGTCAAGTTTGACGACGGCGGCGCTACTGGCGTTGCAATCGCCAGCACTCGTTCTTGGTCGCTAACCGTTGAAAAGGAATCGCTTGACACTACTTCGCTAGGCGCTACCTATCGAGCAAACGTCGGTGGTCTGATCAGCGGCAGTGGCACCGTAGAGCTGCTTTACACCGCAAGTAGCGCCGATGAAACTAACACCTTCATCGAATACGTCAATACCGCCAACGATGAAGGCGCTGCTCTGTTTGAGCTGTTTCTTGACACGACCGGCACCAAGAAGATTAGCTTCGATGGCGTCATCACATCGGCTGAATACTCGGCTACTGTTGGCGAGATCGAGGTGATCACGATTAACTTCGTGACAAACGGCACCATCACGATGGACATCTGATCATGGCTTTCTATCGCGGACAACAAGGCACGGTCTTCTTTGATAAGGCTGGCAGTGGTGGTCTTTCCGAGATCGCGGCAGTGCGGTCTTGGAGTATGACCGTTGAAAAGGAGTCATATGACGCAACCTCGCATGGCGCTACCTATCGCGCTAATGTCGGCGGCTTAATCAGCGGCTCTGGCACCATTGAGGTGATGTATGACGCCCCTGGATCCGGCGACAAGCTGGATCTCATCAAGGACGTTAATCAAGCCACAGATGAGGCTGATGCAGCAGTTGAGCTGTACCTTGATGAAACTGGCGGCAAAAAGATCACGGGCACCATTGTGGTGACGAGCACTGAATACGGTGCTACCGTTGGCGAGATCGAGATTGTGACGATTAACTTCGTCTCAAGCGGTACTCTCACACTTAGCATCTAATGCCTGCCAACGCACAGCGCCCGGTTGATCTGCTCACGGGCGCTTTTGATCTGAACCAGCGCCGTAAATTCAGCGTCACCACTGACGCTGGCGATGCGGTGCTGGATCTTTATTTCAAGCCCATTACCCGCGCTGATCGCAAAAAGGCAACTACACTTGCCGGTTCCGATGAAGCGCTAGAGATCAGCACGCAGATGCTGTGCCAGATGGCAGAGCTTGAAAATGGCACCAAGGCATTTGCCGCTGCTGATGCTGCCAAACTGCAACGCGAGCTGCCAGAGCGTGTACTGAACGAACTGGAGCTGTTCCTGTTTGGCCTTGGTGGCGAAGCCAGCATCGAAGAAGCAAAAAAAGACTAGAGGGAGACTCTTGGTTATTCTTTGAGTTCTTCCTAGCTACAGAACTTGGCATGACGGTTAGCCGGTTGCGCACTGAGCTAACCGATGCTGAGTTTGTGCATTTTGCTGCCTACTATGAAGTAAAAGGCAAACGCGAGAAAGAAGCAATGGATCGCGCTAAGTTACAACGGTAGACTGGTTGCATAGGGAGGTGCTGCCGTGGCTGTTGCTGTTGTCGATATTAGAGTTGACAGCTCGGCAGCCGTCAACAATTTAAGGCGACTTGATCAAGCATCAAAAAACAGTCAAAATGCGCTTGACGGTTTAGCGCGCAAAGCCGCCGGACTTGGCGCAGCGCTTGTTGGTGGATTTGCTATTGATCGCGTCATTCGTGACGTAACAGAGCTAGATAGGAATATTCGACGATTAGGCACTGTTGGCGTTGATGTAGCAAAAATTAGCCCTGCCTTGTCTAGGCTTAGCAGTGAGCTAGGTGGCGTTGCCAACAAGGCCGATTTGGCGGCAGCATCATATCAGGCGGCATCTGCCGGTTTTAGCGACACCGCAGGAAACATAGAAATCCTGCGTGCTGCAACTAAAGCTGCAACAGGTGGATTGGCTGATACAGCAGCAGTAACTGAGGTTTTGGTTAAAACATTGAATGCCTATGGCATGAGCGGAAGCCAGGCATTTAAGGTAACGGACAGCATCTCAAAAGCAGTTGAGCTTGGCAATCAAGAATGGAGTGACTATACATCATTGCTTGGACGCGTTGCTTCAATTTCGGCACTGGCTGGCGTCAATATTGATGAGTTGAATGCTTTTATTGCATCGGCAACCAAAAATGGCGCCACAGCCGAAGTTGCTTTTACCGGACTTGGCGCAGTCCTTAATACCTTGTTGCAACCCACCAAGGAAAGTCAAGAAGCAGCCGCCGCGCTAGGCATTGCATGGAACTATGGCGGACTCCAAGCCAAAGGATTTACAGGTCTAATGGCTGAATTGGCTAAGGCCATGGAAAAAGATAAAGAGACGACCGCACGACTGCTTGGATCTCAAGAGGCAATGCGCGGCGCGTTCGCGGCAAATGCAAAAGGTGGCGCTGATTTCCGCATGGTGCTAGAGCAACTTAGCAGCGCGGCGGGGAAGACTAATTCTGATTTTAATACAATGAAAAATAGCCTTGAAAATACACTCAAGGCTTTAGACACTTCATTCAAAAACTTAAGTGAGGCGCTGGGCAGAGCGTTTGGCCCAACAGTTGTACTTGTCATTCAAGACATCACAAAGGGAGTCAACGGCTTTGCGGATGTAATGAACACGGTTCCGCAGCCCGTGTTAAATGCAACAGGGGAAATCATTAAGATGATTGCCCAGGTTGTGCTGCTCAGAAAAGCAATTGAAGGAATCATCGCCCTACGTGCTGGCTTTATCGGAGTCATGGCTGCGATGGGCGCAACGACGGCGACAACAGGATCCGCCGCGACCACGAGCGCATCTGCCTTTGCTCTTTACACCAGAAACACTCAAACACTCGCCGCCGCCGCTGCTGGCGCAACACCAAAACTAGCTGCGCTACGCGGAGTGCTCGGCAGTATTGCTGCGATTGGTGTCATCACTGTTGCTGTCAATATTATTGTCAATGGCCTACAGGAAACGCTTGCGGCAAACGCAGAATTAGCAAGATTGCGTGGCCGGCGTGCCGCTGGCGGCGCTGCTGCGACATTTACTGGAGCTACAAAAGAAGCAGTCGTTGGGGCGCAAGTCCAAGCACGCAAGACACAAGCTGCAATCACAAAAGAACGTGCAACATTGAATGCGCCGGGAGCAAGAGCACTTCAATTCTTAAACGTTGGCGGCGTTCTATCTCCTTTTGGAGTTCAAACGATTACCGGAGCCGGCCAGCGGCGGCGAGTGCTTAATGCAAGAGAGCGTGAAGCGCAAGCCATTCTTGGTTTATCTACGGCAGGTCGAGCAAGTGCCCTTGCTGGTGACGCAGGAGCAGGAGCAGGAGCGGGAGCAGGAGCGGGAGCAGGAGCAGGAGCGGGAGCAGGAGCGGGAGCAGGAGCGGGAGCAGGAGCAGGAGCAGGAGCAG